GCGGGTGTGGGGGGTTGTTTTTTTCTCCCCCTTGCAAGGGGGAGGTGGGCGTCCCGAAGGGACGCCCGGAAGGGGCTCGATGGTGGCCAACCAGCGAGTGAAACACATTCTGATCATCCAACCACATCACCACAGCAAAAGGAGACGAACGCATTGGACGAACAGACGATCCGCAACATCATCCGGCAGGAGCTTGGCTCCGCCCTTGCCGACCTGGCCGACGACCCCGGCCCGCGCCCGATGTTCATGACGCGGGGCGGCAGCCGGGGCGTGCCCGCCGTGATCGGCCAGCGCGGTGAGCCACTGCTCACGGCCAACGGCACGCCCTTCGTGGACGCGATCAAGGCGCTGCGGCAGGGCCGCTTCGACGTGGTGCGCTTCCAGCTTGCGGGCAAGGCGCTCGCCGAGGGCGACGACGCCGCAGGCGGCTACCTCGTGCCGACCGAGCACAGCAGCCGCCTTGTGCAGATGCTCAGCGCGCGCACGGCGGTGCGGGCCGCGGGCGCGACTGTCGTGCCGATGACGAGCGACAGCCTCCAGATCCCCGCGCAGACCGGCGGCGCAACGGCCTACTGGGTCGCGGAGAACACGCAGATCAACGCCTCCCAGCAGACGTGGGGGCAGATCGACCTGCGCGCGAAGAAGCTCGCCGCGCTAACCAAGCTTTCCGCCGAGCTGTTCGAAGACAGCGACCCGCAGGTCGAGGCGCTCGTCATGTCCGATCTCGCCCGCGCGCTGGCGCTTGAGGAGGATGTGAAGTATCTGCGCGGCGACGGTGCGAACAACACGCCGACCGGGCTGGAGCACATCACCGGGGTGAACGTCGATACGACGACGCTCGGCGCGGACGGCGGCACGCCGACCTTCGACCATCTGGCCGACATGCTCTACCGGCTGGACGCCGACAACGTGCCCGTTGAGGGGCGCGCCTGGGTCGCGCATCCGCGCACGCTGAACACGCTGCGGCAGGTCAAGGATCAGGACGGCGCGTATCTCTGGGCGGACCCCGCCATGCCCGGCGACCCGCCGACGCTGTGGGGCTACCCGGTCTACACGACGACGGCCATCCCCATCAACGAGACGCAGGGCGGCAGCACGGACTGCTCGACGCTGTACCTCGGCTGCTGGCCGGAGTTCGTCGTCGGGCAGCGCAAGGCGCTTGAGCTGCGCGCCAGCGACGAGGCGGGCAACGCCTTCGAGTACGACCAGGTCTTTATCCGGGCCATCATGCGGGTGGATGCGAACGTGCGCCACGCCGGGGCCTTCGAGGTGCTGAAGGGCGTGCGCCCGTAGCGGCGCGCTAAAAAGGGGGTGCAGCACCCCCGTAACCGGTTAAGCCTAGGGCGAGGGAAGACCGGACTGGAGATGCTGCACCCCTATCATACGACAACCGCCGCAAAACGCTGTGAAAAATTTCCGAAAATTCCGCTCGCCCGTGCGAGAAGTTGGCACCTGATTATGAAGATTGTGAAGAATTCATGAATCTCTGGCCTGTGTTCCAGCTAACGAAAGGAAGCGATATGGCAGATTACACCACGGTCGATGCCGTGAAAGCGTACCTGCGCATCACCACCGATAGCGACGACACGCTGCTCGCCGATCTCATCCGTCGCGCCTGCCGCATCATCGACGATCACTGCGCTCGCCGCTTCGACTCGTGGGTTGAGACTCGCGTCTACGACGCGACCAACGCGCAGATCACCGGGCACACACTGCTGCTCGACGCCGATCTGCTCGCGCTGACCGCGCTGACCAACGGCGACGGCAGCGCCATCGACCTCGCCGCGACCATTCTGCGCCCGGTTAACTGGCCGCCCTACTTCGGCATCTCGCTGCGCGAGGGCAGCGGGCTGAACTGGGTGACGAGCAGCGCGCCCGGCTGCGCCATCCGCGTGACGGGCACGTGGGGCTACGCCGAGACGGTCCCTGAGCCTATCGAGCACGCCGCCGTGCGCCTCGCCGCCTGGCTGTACCGCCAGCGCGACGGCAGCGCCACCGACGAGCTTCTGCCCCGTGACGTGCGCGACCTGCTCGCGCCGTACATCCGGCTCGGGCTGAAGTCGTTCGGCTGGGCCAGTTCGGAGAACTGAGGGCGGCATGGGCTGGCGAACGGCGCTGCACAACCTCGCCGGGGTGCACGTCCCGGGCATCGCGGTGAGCTATGACCTGGACGCGCTGCCCCCGGCGCTCCCGCTGGCGGATCTTCCGGCGCTCGTGCCGGTCTTCCCCGGCGGGGTGGGGGCTAACGGCGAGGGGCTCTCGACGCTGACGTATGACGGCGCGGCCTGGCGGGCGGTGCTGCACGTCGATCACGTGCTGTACTGGGCTCCGGCGGCGAACGGGCGTCTGCACGCGGTCATGCCCGCGCTTGTCGAGGCGGTGGACGCCTACCTGGGCGCGGTCCGCGCGGATGGGTTGCTCGGCGGGGCGCTCCACGAGCCGCTTGCCATCACCCGCGTGCAGATCGGCGAGCAGGCGTACGCGGGCACGCGGTACTTCGGCGCGTGCTTCCGGCATCGCTGGGTCATCACGCTGGGGTGAGGAAGGGGAAAGAGCCCACGAATGACACGAATGTCACGAATGGGGATCGCATATGGCCCCATTGAATGCCGCGATCCGCGGAGAGCAATGAGCGCCACGATCCGCGAATGAACTTCGCGGCTTCGCGGCTCCGCCATGATTCTCCCTCTCCCGGAACGCTTGCATGCCGACCGGGGTGAGGGCGTAGCGGCTGTCGCCGCATCAGGGGGTGAGGGTAGACAAACCATGCCAAAAGCAACCTATACACTCGAACTGATGCTCAACACCAGCGTCTGGGCAGACGTGACCGCCGACTGGCACACCGGCGAGCCGCTTGTGATCGAGCGCGGCATCGAGCCGGGCGAGCGGATGGCCGGGGTGGGGCGGATGTCGCTCGCGCTCTACGACCCGGATGGGCGCTACACGCCCGGTCACCCGGCGGCGCTACCGGGCTTTGACGCAGGCGTCCGCGTGCGGCTGCGTGCCAGCGATGGCACGGCCACTCACGCCCTGTTCACCGGGCGGGTCGAGTCGATCACGCCTTACCGGGCCGTCGGGGCGCGGGGAAGGTCGCCGCAGCACGTGCGGCTGCGCTGCGTGGACGACATGGCCGTGCTGTGGCGCGTGCCCGTCGGCGCGTTCCCGCTGCTGCTCGACGTGGCGCCGGGCGTGCTGGTCGAGCGGCTTATCACGCGAAGCGTCGTGCCGGTGGGCCGCGAGGCGTACTGGCGGCTGGGCCATCCGCAGGCCGGGCGGCTCGGCGGGCTGACCGTGCTCTCTGATCCCGCGACCGGCGTGGACCTCGACGCGGGGCAGAGCGTCTTCCCCTGGGCGGGGGACACCTGGGCGGCGGAGCGGCCCGTCGCCGCCGCGCTGCGCGACGTGTGCGCGAGCGAGGGCGGCTGGTTCGCCATCGCCGCCGACGGCACGCCGACCTTCCGGGATCGCCACGCCCGCCCCCGCCGCACCACGCCGAATGTCGTGCTCAGCGCGGGGCTGGTGGAACTCCACGCCCGGCGTGGAGAGCAGGCAGTCGCCAACAGCGTCGAGGTGACGGTGCATCCGCGCATGGTCGGCGAGCCGGGCGAGGTGCTGTGGCGGGCCGGGCACGCTGTCCGCCTTGCGCCCGGCGAGGTCCGCACGCTGGTCTGCCGCTACCAGGACCCGACCGAGCATGTGATGGAGGTCGGCGCGCTGAGCGTCGAGTTGCCCCGGCGAGGGGTGGACTTCACCGCGACGGACCGGGTTGACGGCACCGGGGAGGACCTCACGCATACGGTCATGGTGGCGCTGGAGTCCGGCGCGAGAGGCGCGGCACTCACGCTGTGGAGCGACGGGGCCGACGAGCGGGCGGTGTACGTGCACGGCCTGCAACTGCGAGGCACGCCGCTGCGGCGCTACACGCCGGTGACGGTGCGCGTCGAGGATGATGCCAGCATCGTGACACGCGGGCGGCACCCGCTGCGTGTGGATCTGCCGCTGCAGGACGACGCCCGCACCGGCGAGGACGTGGCGCGGGCGCTGCTCGCCAACCGCCGCGAGCCGCACCCCTGGCCGGTCATCGGCCTGGAGGCCACAGCGCGCGCCGATCTGCTCGCCGCTGCTCTCGGCACGGATGTGGGCACGCGCATTCACCTTGACGCGCCGGAACTGGGTCTCGGCGGAGCGGCCTGCTTCGTCGAGCACATCCGCCACCACATCGAGCGGGGCGGGGCGTCGCATCGCGTCACATGGCGCACCACCCCCGCCGATCTGCACACGTACTGGGTGCTCGGTGCCGGGCTGGGGATCGACACGCGGCTGGGGTATTGAGGCGTATGGCTATGGCCGGCATAAGCACCGAGTGCAGAGGATCGGAGGTCCACGGCGCGAGCCATATGCTGGCGGTAAAGACTATTGCTGTACTCAACAACTACCACTGAAAGGAGAGCACAACCCTTGAACCAACCATCTACCATCCCGCCTGTGCTGGGGCCGCTGCTCGGCCTGCTGCGCAGCCGCAAGTTCATGGTCACCGTCATGACGGCGGTGGTCAGTGTGATCGTCGCCTACATCCCCGCGCTGGAGCCAGTGCGCGAGGAACTGCTGGCCGTGCTGACGACTATCGGGCTGGCGCTCGTTGCGGCGATTGCTTACGAGGACGGCAAGGCGAAGGAGGCTGTCTGATGGCTTGGACCGAGCCGCCTGCCCGGCAGACCGGCGACCTGATCACGGCGGAAATCTGGAACACCGACGTGGTCGACAACCTGCGCGCCCTGCACGACGCGAACTTTCGCGGCGTGTACGACAGCGGCTGGTTCGCCGTGACCTATAACACCGCCTATGAGAAGGCGCACGGGCTGAACGGCACGCCCCGGCACGTGGTCGTGCTGTGGGCGTCGACAGCACAGCCGCCGAGCTACCACTTCGTCACGACTGTACTGCATGACGGCGGGTCGTGCGGGCTGGCGATATACCCTACGGCTGACTCCGTACGGGTGCGCACGGGCAGCAGCTCGGCGGGCGGTACGATCATCTCGCCAATGGTGAGTTCAAACGCCGGATACTACCGCATCCTGGCATGGGAGTAAGTGCGATGATCTACATTCTACGCAGTGCAGATGGCACGATCGTCGGCGTGGGCGAGCGGGACGACTGGCTCCCCATCGGCGGGCAGACGGTCGAGGTGTGCGAGGGCACGCTTGCAGAATACTCCGAGCGCTTCGCCCTGAGCGCGGATCGCACCACGATCTGCGCCGGGAGCGGCGAGTCGGCGCAGGTGACGGTGCGGGCGGTAGCCAGCCCGCCGCTTGAGAGCGTCGAGGTGCGGGTTAATGGGCAGGTGCAGACGGTGCCGCTCGATGGCGGTGTCGGGATGCTGACCGTGCAGGCGGACGCCCCCGGCGCAGTGATCGTTGAACCGGCGGACCCGACGCGCTTCTGCCGCGCGGGCAGGGGCACAGTTGTGATCAACGTGCTGGAGCCGCTTGAGGAAGGGGGTGAGGCAAGCGTATGACAGACAGACCGGGTGACGGGACGGCGGTGACGATCAGCCGGGCGACCAATGCGGACATCCTGCAGACGGTTGTGCAGATGCGGCTCGACATGACGGGCACGTTCGCGCGGCTCATCGAGCAGGTGGACGGGCTGG